GGGAGGACGATGCGCTGCGCCTGATGACGGAACGGAACAAGGCGCTGGAGGAACGCGACGCGGCGCGCCGTGCCTACTGCATGGCTGCCTACAGGCTCGACCCCAAGGGCGAGTCGACGCCGATGTCGATCGCTCACCAGCAGGGATGGGATTGCTTCAGGAAGGACGGGGGAAATGCGTGACCCAGGCGACGAGCACACGGAGGATCCGATGAGCAGGGACATCGTTGACCGGCTGCGCACGCGGGCGCGGTCGATGCTGGCAAAGGGCGAGTTCACCATCCTCAACCAGAAGGAGGTGCTCGAGATCGCACGGCACATCGAGGACCTCGAGACGAGGCTGCACCGCGCCACCGCGCGCGCCGTCGAGGTCGAGCTTTACAAAGGCGAGGGCTGACCATGCTCAGGGCGCCGCTGCTGGCCGAGACCATCATGGACAAGGAGCTGGCGCTCGAGCGCCGGGCCGCCGAGGACGGCGCCGCCCGGTACGAGGCCATGAGCCGGGCGGCCATCGAGCGCGGGGAAGGGGCGCAGCTCAGGCCGGCGGAGCGGCTGATCGCGTCGTGGTACCCGCCGCTCCTGGCCGAGGTCAAGCGCGAGCGCAGCCGCTGCGCCGTCGGAAAGGCCGGATTCGGACGGGCCATATACGGACCGATCATGGCCGCGGTCAAGCCGCGCCCGGCGACGGCGATCATCCTGCACGAGGCGATGAGCCACGCGATGCAGGACCCGCGCGGCTGCCCGCTGGCGCGCGTCGCGTACTCGATCGGCGCGGCGATGGTCGCGGAGATCCACGCGAACGCATTCGGCGACCGCAAGATCGACACCAAGGAGCTCGACGCGCTGATCCGGCGCAAGGGGGCCAAGATCCCCCGTGCCCTCAACTGGTGGGCGAAGAAGACGCTGGACGACCACGTGTGGAGCCGGCGCGTGTGCACGATGCTCGGGCAGGCAATGGTCTGGAAGCTCATCGACGCGGCGTCGCTCGAGATCCAGCCGGGCAAGCACATGGCTGCGTTCATCGTGAAGCCCTTGTGGCTGAACGGGAAGAGCAGGAACCACCTCGTGCTCACCGACCACGTGCAGCGTCTCCTGGCCGACGCGCAGATGCTGCGGTCCGGGATGCGGCCGAGGTTCGCGCCGATGGTCGTGCCGCCGCTGCCGTGGAGCAGGGAGGGCGAGAAGATCACCGAAGGCGGCCACTACCGGCTGCGGACCCCGTTCGTGGTCCGGACCTCCAAGAGCCTGCGCGACCGGCTCAAGACCGCGCCGATGGAGCAGGTCTTCAACGCCGTGAACGCCTTGTCGGAGACGAAGTGGCAGGTCGACCCGTTCATCAAGGACACCGTCTCGGCGGTGCTCGACCAGGGCGGCGGCGTCGCCGGCATCCCGAGGGCCGACCCGATCCCGCTGCCCCCGAAGCCCAGCGCCGTGGACGCCCTGAACGAGTGGAAGCGCGAGGCGGCGCACGTGTTCGAGGCAAACCGGAAGGCGTTCTCGAGCCGGAACGACCTGCTGCTGGCGCTCAACCTCGCGGACCTGCTGGTGGACAGCCCGGTCATCTGGTTCCCGCACCAGCTCGATTTCCGCTCCCGCTGCTACCCGGTGCCACTGCACCTCAACCACGTGGGCGACGACCCGCGCCGTGCCATGCTGCGTTTCGCGCAGGCCGTGCCGCCCGACGAGCGCGCCATCATGGTGCAGGCCGCGACCTGCTGGGGAAAGGGGGTCGACAAGGCTCCGTTCGACGAGCGCGTCGCGTGGGTGGAGAAGAACGTGCGCGACCTCGAGGCGTTCCAGGCCGCGCCGCTCGAGCACGACGGGTGGATGGACGCCGAGAGCCCGTTCCAGTTCCTGGCGGCGTGTCGGGCGCTGTTCGACCCACGAGCCGCGGCGAGGCTCCCGGTCCACGCCGACGGGTCCAACAACGGGCTCCAGCACTACGCGGCGATGGGCCGTGACGAGCCGAGCGGCCGGGCGGTGAACCTCGTGCCGTCGGACCGGCCGAGCGACGTCTACATGGAGGTCGCCGTGGTGGCCTGCCGCAAGGTGATGGACCGTGCCGACGCCGGCGACGAGATGGCCCAGCTCATCCTCTCCAAGGTCACCAACCTCACGACCTGGCGGAAGGTGGTGAAGCAGAACGTGATGACGAGCGTCTACGGCGTGACCCGCATCGGGGCGAAGGAGCAGCTGGAGCCGCGCCTCGTGGAGGCAGGGATCGCCCGGAGCCAGGTCGCCAAGGCGGCGGCATGGCTTGCCAAGGTCACGATGGAGTCGATCGGCGAGAAGTGCAGGGCGGCGAGCGAGATCATGGCATGGCTCAAGGGAAGCGTCCGGACGATCCTCGGCAAGGACCGCAACCGGCCGATCGAGTGGCTGACCCCGATGGGATTCCCGGTGCTCCAGCCCTACTGGAACCAGCGCACGATGCGGATCGGGACCAACGTCAGCCCGTGGATGCTGGTCCTCGACGTCCCGGACGAGGAGGACACGCAGCACCTCGGCCGCAACCTGAACGCGGTCGCCCCAAACTGGGTGCACTCGGTCGACGCGAGCCACATGATGCTCACGGCGCTCCGCTGCCGGGTCGAGGGGATCGAGTTCGCGGCGGTGCACGACTCGTTCTGGACGCATTCGGGGCACGCCGCGGTCCTGGCCGACTGCCTGCGCAGCGAGTTCGTCCAGCTCCACTCCAAGGACCTGCTCGGCACGCTGAAAGAGCAGTGGCAGCTGCACTATGACGTCCGGCTCCATGACCTGCCGGCGACCGGATCGCTCGACCTGGAGCGCGTCCGCGAGTCTCCGTACTTCTTCGCATAAGCAAACTGTCCCTATGTGAGATGGCTGCACCTCTACGCGAGCAGGGCTACCCCGAACGGCTGCCCGCGACCGTCGCGCAGCTGATCGCCGACCTTGACCGCGCCGTGCCGAAGGTCGTGATCAACCAGCCGATCACCGCCGGCGACGTACAGGCCATCAACTTCACCGCCGGCCAGCGGTCGGTGGTCGACCAGCTCGTCCTGATGGCCCGGAAGGAGGGAATGCTGCCGTGAGCCAGTTCTCGCTGCCGGGCATCCCGGTCACGACAGACCCGACCTTCGCCAACGACATGGCTGCCGCGCTCATCGAGCAGGCAAACGCCATGCGCAGCCGGCCGGAAGCCGGGTACGAGACCATCAAGTACTCCGTCCGGCGCGGCGGCATCGCCGGTTTCTTCGGCGGCACCCGTACCGTGACGGAGCAGCGGCTCAAGCCCGGTGCCCAGCAGTGGCTCGACAACGCCTCGATGCTGGAGCAGCAGGCCGGCTACTTCCAGGGGCTGTCCCGCAGCCTGCAAGGGCTCCGGGACCGCGAGGCGGCGCTCGAGGCGGAGATGACCGAGGAAGAGCGCGCCGCGCTCGGGATCCAGCGCCCGGTGAGCGAGGGCGGCCAGCAGTACACGCGCAACGACCTCAGCCGGCCCGACAACACGCGCCTGGCGGTCCTGCTCGGCTACGACGACCGGGAGCGCAACACCTCCGGCATCTCGATCAACCCAGGCGGCACGCTCGGCGGGCTGCGCATCCCGACAGGAACCTGACCATGACGCCCCAGCAGCAGCTCGCGCAGAGAATCGCGGAGCGGTCGGCCATGCAGGCGATGATCCAAACCCAGAACACTGCGCTGGCGGCGCAGGCGCGTGCGCTGTCCAACGAGGCGGCAAGCAGTCTTTCCACATCCCCGGGAATGACGTCGGCCGCGCGAGCACTTGAAATCTCCAAGCGAGACAACTACTCGCGCCTCGAGCAGGAATTCCTCGGCGGTGGCGTCGCCAACCGAGACGCGCTTCGCATCGCCCCAGGATCCCAGAGCTACAACTTCGCGACTGCCTTGCCGTCTCGTGCTGGATTCGTCCCGTACACGCCCCAGAACGTCTCTGCGTACAACACGCAGCTCGACGGATGGTGGAACTCGTATTTCCAGCAGAGGTCGTCGATGACTTCGCTCGACGCGCAGATCGCCGAGCTGACGGCTCAGATCGCGACGTCCAACAACCAGCCCGGCGCGGGCGGGACGGGCACGCCCGGAAGCCCGCCCCCGGGCGGCACGCCGCCACAGGAAGTCATGCAGGAGCCGGCGGCCACCCGTGACCGCGCCCGGCGAGACATCGCGCGCGTCGCGTTCGGGTCGCCGAGGTTCGGCGTCGGCCTCAACATCCCGCTGGGAACCTGATGAAGACCATCGAGGCGTGCTGGAACCGCGATGACTCGAGGCGGCAGACCATCCTCGACCGCGCCCGCCAGTGCGCGGCGCTGACCCGCCCGTGGATCCTGCCCGAGGTCGGCCAGACGCCCGACTCCAAGATGCCGGAGACGTTCACGAGCCTCCCCGGCCGCGGCATCGCCAACCTCGAAGGGCGGCTCCTGATGAGCCTGTACCCGCCCGGGACGCCGTTCTTCCGGCTCCTGCCGGCGGCGCACATCCGCTACTCCAAGGACGTCGACCCGAAGCAGCTCAACGACTTCGCCAACGCGCTTTCGGTCTACGAGCTGCTGATGATGGCGAAGCTCGAGTCGAGCGACATGGGCAGCGCCGCCAACCGCAGGCGCAGCGGGTTCCGCTCCAAGAAGCGCGCCGCCCTGACGCAGATCCTCGTCACCGGCGACGTCCTCGAGCAGCTCACCGACGACTACCGAATCCGCGTCTTCCGCCGCGACCAGTACGTGACCAAGCGCGACTCGTCGCAGGAGGTCGAGTACCACATCGTCCGCGAGAAGATCGACCCGCGCACGCTCTCCGAGGAGATCCGCGCAGCCGGCGCGATCGACATGACCGCGACCTCCGAGGACTACGAGCCCGACGAGGTCATGCTCTACACCCGCTGCCGCTGGGAGCCGTTCTCCCGCGTGTGGCTCACCGAGCAGGAGATCAACGGCAACGTCGTCGCCACGAGCGAGGATCCGGTGCCGTCGTTCTTCTCGACCCCGTTCGAGCTCGCGCCGGGCGAGGACTACGGACGCGGCTTCGTTGAATCGAACCTGGGCGACGTCCGCACGCTGAACGAGCTCCACGAGCGGCTCCTGGACTTCGCCGGGATGTGCTCGAAGTTCGTGCCGGTCATCGACTACAACAGCCAGATCCGCGCATCCGACCTCGCCAAGCCGTCCGGCGAGGTGATCGAGGGCCGCGTCGTCGGCGGCCAGGTGCAGGACGTCGCATTCCTCTCGGTGAACAAGGGAAGCGACTTTCAGGTCGTCTACCAGACCGCCGCCGACAAGCGCCGCGACCTCGCCGTCGCCATGCTGATGGAGGCCGACGCCCAGCCCAAGGCCGAGCGCGTCACCGCGTACCAGATCCAGCGAATCGCGACGGAGCTCGAGGGCGCACTCGGCGGCATCTACGCCCCGATTGCCGATGCCCAGCAGGTGCCGCTCTGTGAGCGCCTGATCTACCTGATGCAGCGCCAGAAGCTCGTGCCGGCCATGCCGCGCAACGCATTCGACATCGAGGCGCAGACGGGCATCGCCGCACTCAGCCGCGAGGCCGACAAGGCGAAGCTCCTCCAGCTCCTC